TGCCGCCTCCCCGCCCTTCTTCCCGAGCTTCGCTGCAGCGGCCTTTGTCTCCCGCTCCTCGGCTTTCTTGGGGTCCTCAGGCTCGCCGTCCTTCGGCTTGGCGTCGGACTTCAGGTTGGCCTCGATCTCCTCGGCAGTGCCCCGGTTCGTGGTGACACTGTATCCGTCGCTGACGACGGTGACCATCGGCCCGGCAGGCGTCTCGCTCATCTCATCTCCCCAACAGGAGCCAGCGCAGCCGGCCCCAGAAACCACGACTCAGCTGATCATCCACCGCGCTAACGAGCCTTACGAGATTGACGTAATCCACCATCAGTGACTTGAGGCGCTGCTCCACTTGCTCTACCCGTTCCCGGGTCAGGTACTCGTTCTTCAGCGCGGCCTCGGCCATCCGGGAGCGGTTCAACTCACGCACAGGACCGCTGCCGCTCACTGTGTCACCGGCTCAGGCGGCTGCGTGCCGTTCTCTTTCAGAAACTCGTCCGCCCAACGCTTGCCAGTCACCCCAGTGATGGTCGAGATGATCCATTCGTCCGTGGGCGCATGGTATGCAAAGTGCCAGTAGTACCCATCTGGCGGTGAACCCATCTTAGGGATTTCCTTCATTTCTCCATTACTCACACATCACCCCCAGGCATCGGCAGCGGCTCAGGAGCCTCAGGCTTCTCCGGCGCCTCCCGCCCCAACTCCCCCATCACCGCCTCGTGCTGCCGATCCCGCTCCCCGGTCATCTCAGCATGCCTCTGCTCCTCCGCTGTGTTCACCTGCTGCGCCTTCGCACTCAGAAGCGCCTTGAACTCTTCAATGTCGTTCTTCATCTCCTGCAGCAGTACAGCCACTCGCTGATCGCCCTCCGCGATCATGACCTTCGTCTGGTTGTCCATCTTGGCCCTCTCAAGCGCAGCCTGCTGTTTCGCCTGCTCCGTCTCAATCAGCTTCGCGGCCTGTTCCAGCTGCTGACCCTTGACCTGAAGTTCCTGCTTCATGGCCTCGATCTGAGCCTGCAGCTGCTCAGGCGGCACCTGGCCGTCCTCGCCCTCACCCAAGCCCGGGAACTGCTTCTCCCGCACCTTGGCAAGCCTGTCCGCGATCTCGGTGGCCCCCGGGAAGTCACGGAACCGGAAGTACAGATCCCCGATGAGCGGCACGAGCTCAGGCTGCGCAGAGAGAATCTGACCCATCTCGTCTGCGCCCTGCTGCAGCCGGGTCTGGAAAGACTTGCCGATGCTGACGGACACCGAGTACGCGCCCTTCTTCAAGTCGTATTCCTTGACCTTAGGCTGCTGCGGCTGACCTCCAGGCCCCGGCATCCCGCCCATAGCCTGGGGCGGACGCTGGGGCCCTCCCATGGGCATCCCGGGAAGGGGTTGCCCGTTACCACCCATGGGAGGAGCACCCATCTGTGGGGGCTGCTGGCCCGGCTGTACCTGCACCGGCCGCGAGGTCTGCGGGTCCGTGTAGTACGGCGCCCCGAGCATGACAAACTCGCTCTTGTCGTCGTCCCCGCGCAGGATCGTCGTCACCCGCCCAGGCCGGTCATAGATCGCCGGCATGAGATCCAACACGATCCGGGCCTCGAGCGGCATGCTCACGTCTGCCAGCGAGGCCAGGAAGTGGCTCGTGCCAGCGTCAGACTGCTGCTGCAGCGCCAGGATAGCCTTGCCGGACTTGTCCCGTGAAGACTCACGCCCCAGTGACGGATCATAGACGGAAGTCGTCGTCTGGATGAAGCGGTCAGCCTCCTGCATGCCCTGCATGGCTAGCGAAATGCCCGTGGTTTCCAACTGCGACCGCTGAGGCGGCGGCACAGGCGTTCCAGCAATCGACGTAGGCTTGTACTTCAGGGCCGGGAAGTTGCGCCGGTTCGCCTGCTGCCACATGCCTTCATAGCCTTCGTCCTGGCCCTCGGCCATGACCCAAGGCGTTCTGGGTTCACTCGCCATCCGCTCAACGAAGTTCGTGGCGCAATAGTTGAAAATCTGCTGGCCGCCCTTAGCAGGGTGGATCATCCCGTACCAAATCCGCTTGCCGTCATACGGCTGCAACTCCCGACCAACGACCGGCACCAAGGGAATGTAGTGCCCGTTCCACTCCTCCCCGTCCCCCTCGGACAGCAGTTCCGTCCCGGTCATCTTGCACACGTAGACCGTCACTAGATCCTTCTTGCGGGTCTTCCCCTTCGGCCCCGGGATCTCCTTGTACTCGTGCTTCTTGTACCAGTATTCCGCGACCTGAATCGCTCGCTCCTTGCCCTCAGTCCTAACCCAGTCGGGAGCCTCCGTCTCAAGCGACTCCCATTCGATCTTGTCCTGGCCGTCGATCTTGCTCAGTTCGGCGTCAGGAAACTCCCGCTTGAACTGCGACAGCGGCATCCAAGCCACCACGAACGCATACTCACCGTCCGAGAAATCCGCCTTCGTCGCCGCAGGGTCGAAATACACCGTCTCCTGATGCAGAATCCGTTCGATCACGATCTCTTGATCGAACGCCCCAGGCCCGTCTATGTCCGAGTCCTCGTCCCACTTAGTACTGACCCGGTATGCCCCTCGCCCGGCCTTCGTAGCCCGGTCCAGAGCCCAGAGCCGAGCCTGATCCGCGTTGGAATCCCGCTCGATCCGGCGATACAGCCCCTGCCGAACCTCGGCGCACTCCTTGTCTGCATCCTCGCTGACCGGATGAATGTTCACGCCGAGCCTGGCTGCCCTGGCTTGGTTGATGATGAGCTGCAGCGGCTGGTCAAGCTTCGAGATGCTGAGCATTGGCCTGGGAGGAACGGGATGGCCGCCCTCCATGGTCCCAGCGCGCTCCTTGCGGGCGACTTCGTCCCATTGTTCCTCGGGGACTTGGAAGCGCAGATCATCCTTCTCACGGAGGCGCTGTGCTGCCTCGGCCTCTTGGGCTAGCTTAAAGCGCTCTTTGGCTGTCTCTAGGATGTCGTCCTTGCTGGCCTTCTTCTCGCTCACGACCAACTCCAGTTCTGCGGCATCGCCTGCGCCCTTGCTGGTTTGTGAACAGCGATCGGCGCCGCGAACGTCAGCGCCAGCGCGTCCCCGTCGTCGGGTGAATCCACGCCCCGCTTCTTCATGTCTTCCTTCGACTCCAGCCAGATACGCTGCCTGTTATCCGGCCTCGTCCCAGGCCCCAAGAGATCAGCTTCGAGCTGTGCGTCATCGTCGATTCCCCCGCTCAAGAGCCATTCCTTCATGCACGCCCACATGTAGTCGCGGAAGTAACGGGCTTTCTCGTCCGGGCTATCCGAGCCGAAGTTCACCTCTTGCACGTTCCTGTGGCCAAGCGCCCGGAGTCGCGCTCCAACAGGGCCAGCGATACCGGCGCTGTCGAGAAAGAGTGTATGCACCCTCCGGCCGTCATACTCTTTTTCGAGAACCTCGGCCAGCCTCGTCACCATGACCTGTGGGTCCCGCGTAAACTCGCCCTTCACCCGAATCGGAGGAATGCTTCTCCCGTCAAGACCGCATCGGAACCGGACCACGTTGTCATCAGAGCCGCCCCAGGCCATGTCTACGCCCGCCACCAAAGGCTGATCAGGCATCACGTACACCTGGCGCTTCTGAGCAGCCGTCACGCGATCCTGATCGATGAACTGAGCATCAGACGCCCGCGGCGGGATGCCCTTGACGCGGACCCGGAAGAAGTCGGAGTCGTCGCCATAGGTGGCTTCCCATTCCTTGATCTGCTCCTTGTTCGTGAACCGCGACGAGCGCGAGTCCACCACTGTTGGGTGCCAGAGCTGTCGCGAAACGCCGAAGCACGCCCGGTGGAAATGCCCAGTGGTTCGGGTGCAGTTGCCGAACAGGAAGATCATCGGCTCCCCGTCAGTCAGACCGCCCTCGGCCACCTCGTGCACTTGGTCCGGGATACCGGAATCCTCGTCGAACACGTAGAAGCTGGTTGAGTCCGCGGCGTGCTGGCCGGCGAACGCCTCGCTGTTCTCCTCCTTGCTTGACTGCGGGGCGCAGAACCACGAGTCCTTGTGGTCCTTGTGGTACATCCTCTGATCACCAACCTGGAACCAGTGCGAGGTGATACAAATACTCGTCCACCGCTTCAGGGCCGCCCACGTCTTTGTGCTGAGCTGGACGTACGTATTCGCGGTGACCGTGCCTTGAGCATGCGGGCGCGTGCTCATGATCCAGTCCACGAGCCATGCCGCCATGACCGACTTCCCGATACCGTGACCGCTCGAGACGGCAGCACGGATGGGCGGAACTGGTGTCTTACCGTCGAAAGCGTGGGCCTTGACCTGTTCTCCGATGCTGTTCAGCAATTCGGCCTGCCACTTGTCGGGGCCGGGATGGTCCTTGAGTGGGCCATCCTCGCCCCAGGGATAGCAAGCCATTACGAAGCCGAGCGGGTCCGCGTAAAACTCCGCTACGAAGTCGGCAAGCCGCTCGTCAGGCGTGAGGATGGCCGTTGCCACGCTTCACCTTCGCCAACCTGTCCCGACCTGCCTTGATACGGTCCTCGATCTTCGTGCTCACAGTCACCGCCGCGTTGATAGTCTCGGCTGGCTTGTCTATCGCCCGGTTCATGAGGTCCGTGAAGGCCGGCGTGCTGGGGTCCTTCTCCCAGACCTCGATCATTTCATGCTCACTGTCGGCGCCTTCTAGGATGGACCTAACCCTAGCCTCGTCCAATCTGACGAACTTGCCGCCCTTACGCTCTCTGGCCACGAGGTACTTGATACCCTTGGCGTTCGCTATCTGGGCGTCAGTCATAGGCTTGAGTTCGGCAATGACAAGCTGACGCAACTGCTCGCGGGCAATCTCCTTAGAGATGGTCTGCTTCTCCTTGTAGCCCTTCTTTCGACCGGCTCCCGGCCTTCTACCACCACGCGGCACTGGTTCCTGTTTCAGAAGATCAAAGGTTTCAACGTCTCGGCGCAGGATGAGCGCCCTTGCCCATCATCTGCTCGGCCTTCTTGCGTCGCTTCTTCATATCGTCTGACTCTTCAATGACTTGCTCGGCAAAGTCCTTAGTGAATCCCTTGGCGCTGCCTGTAGGCTTCCAGCCGTGCTCAACAGATTGCGCTACCCGCTTTTGTTTCTTGCTCCAGGGCATGGCACTCCCCTAGAAATACTGAAGGTGGACAGTGGCACTTTCGGCGGTGTCACACACGATGCTGATGGCCTTCCAGGGTGCTGGCTGAGTCGGGGACTTCCCGAAGGACACGCAAAACGGCGCTGTAGCTGAGCCGGCGGGGAGCTTGTTGCTCGAGGTCGTAGCGGCGCCCGTCGTCTCTCCCTCCCAGAAGACACGGTAATAGGCGTGGTTTGCTCCAAAACTGCACAGCCCTATTGCCTCAGCGGCCACCGGGAGCGGATATGTCTGACTCGTGGCAGTGACGCTGAGAATCTTGAGGTTCAGCTCCCCTTGGCTAGGCACAGCGAGTGCCAGCACCGACAAGAGCACAAACAAGGTACGGTTACACATTCGTTCCTCCCTCAATTCACCGAAAGCGGCTGGACCGTGCCGGTAGCCAGCACGTTGTCGCCCGAGTCCTGATGCCTCACGCGCCAGTAGGTGATGCCCGCCGGGACCGTCATCTCCACCTCGCCACCAGAACCGCAGGTTGTGTCCTGCGCGCTCGTGGGGGTGCTGAGGTCCGGGTTGTCGTCGTAGTCCACGATGCAGCGAGTGATGCTGGCGTTCGCCGGGTCGCCAATGCTGATCGGCACCGTGCGGTTGCCGCCAGGTACAGACGCCGCCGTGAAGTTCGTGTAGCTGACCGCCCCGCCCCAGGTCGTCCCGCAGTCAACCGCGACGAAATACTCGCTCGTCGGCGTGAGGCCGGTGACGACCACCGTCCGCCGGGATGGGCCGGTGGCGCTCGTCGTGACGGCCGAACCGACA